AAAAAGTGGAGACAGCGTACATCTTCGCACCCCCATCAATGGCCAGGATGGTCATGTACAGACCGATTTTATGTTTGGCGAACCCAAATGGCAAAAATTTAGCATGCAGGGTGGAATTGAAGGTAGTCAGTATCGTGGAGTACACCGACAAATACTGTTGTCCAGCATTGCCAAGGCCTTGGGCTATAAATGGAGTTATAAAAGCGGGCTAATGGATCGTGAAAGCAATCAGACCTTGCCCGGTGGTCAAGATCCTGCGACTATATCTCGTCTACTGGGTATTCCCGCAAACAAATTTAACAGTTTCGAAGACATACTTTCGGCGATCAAAAGTCGCCCCGACTATAGTAATCTCGTCAAGGATGCCAGAGAAACTCTTGCAAAAGAAAATATCACATTGCCCGAGTCAGCTCCGTTGCCAGGAACAGCGGCTTGGTTTAGAACTATAACAGGTCAGATATAAAATGAAAATCAATGAAATCGCTGCCGAAGGATTAGAGAATCCCAAAGACAATCCCTGCTGGAAAGGTTATCATCCAGTGGGAACCAAGAAAAAAGCAGGACGGACTGTGCCCAACTGTGTGCCCAATGAAAGCGTCGCTGAACAAGACATTGATGTCGCGGACAAGGGCGAATACGATCGCGAAGGTGAAATGGCACAGCAAGATTTACAAACTGCTGCCGATGCTGCCGATGAACTGCGTAGCATACTTGACAGCGATGAAAATCTTCCAGAATGGGTGCAAGCAAAAATCACCAAGGCTGTAGACTATCTCGACACAGTACGTGACTACATGAAGTCCAAAAAATCTGACCAAGACGAAGAAACCTACGAAGGCAACGAGTTCTACGAAGCCTACGGAGAACTTTGGTTCAACGAAGACCAGCAGTTGGATGAAGCTGAGTACCAAGGACGCAAAGTGGCCTTGGGCAAACCCATGCGGGGAGATGTCAAGAAGTTCAAAGTCTATGTCAAGGATCCCAAGACCGGCAATGTCAAGAAAGTCAACTTTGGCGACCCTGACATGAAGATCCGCAAGAGCAATCCCAAGGCCCGTAAAAGTTTTCGCGCACGCCATAATTGCGCCAACCCCGGTCCTCGCACCAAGGCCAGATATTGGTCCTGCAGGAAATGGTAATCAATGATCCTGCTAGAATTCGTTGACACTCTGTTTGAAGCCGGTGAAGGTCCACGTATCCCTCATCCCGAAGATTCTATCTTTGATGGTCGTGACGCCGCTGCCAGATCCATCGCGGCTCTAGAAGAAGTCATTGAAAATCCCGGTAGCGTATCTATCAAATGGGACGGTGGTATAGCATTATTTTTTGGTAATCTTAATGGTAAGTTTGTCATCTCCGACAAATACATGCCAGCCAAAGGTGTGTACCCTACCAGTCCCGAGGAGTGGGTAGAATATGATCGTGCCCGTGGTGCCGATCGTGGAGATCTCTATAACAGCATCGCCACGATCTGGCCAGGCCTTAAAGCCGCTGTGGGCAACACATCAGGATTATTCAAAGGTGATCTCATGTGGGTGGGAAAACTTGAACCCAACGCCAAAGATCAGTTGGTGTTTCGCCCCACCACAGTGGAATACAGGATACCCAAAGATTCCCCATTGGGGAAATACATATCTGACAAAGTCGGTGGTGTGGTCGTACATCAATTTGACGGCCAGCCCTGGGACGGAAAATCCGGTATCGCCAGTGCCGCGGATGTGGCTATACTTACACCCACTGCTGGTATAACTTTCACTCTGAAAAATCCCGTACGATTGGTTAATGAGGCCAAAAAGTCTCTGGCACGCCACGGTGACTCTGCTGGGGGTTTCCTAAACGGCCTAGACAAAGTAGCACAGTCAGCATTAAAAACCTACATAAACAAACAAATCACCAAGCAGACCACAGAGGAATTGCCCGAGTGGCTCAAAGCCAATGTCAGTGGCGCACAGTATAAAAAACTCATTGGAGACGACGAATCGGGATATTTGTATACAAACCGAGAAGGGCTCAATTCGTTGTATGCGATCTGGAATGCCATTTACCAACTCAAAGACAGTCTAGTACAACAGTTGGAACCGCAGATCAAAGGTTTTGAGCAATGGACCGGTGGTAGAAAAGAAGGCGAAGGCTTTGTTTTCCCCAGTAGCCAGGGCTTGATCAAGTTGGTAAATCGCGCAGGCTTTGGGGCCGCGCATTTTGCTAACCGCGGCTAAAAATCCAAAAAAGATAAATATTTTCGTGAGACGCCGAAATGCGTCCATTTATATTAAGGAGATTTAAAATGGCAACAGTAACAAAAGTAAACGGATCAGCACAAGCTTTTGGTTCATTTGGTCGTACAGTTCAAGTTCTTTCTTGCGCTAACACAGACATGACACAAGCTGAGATCGAAGTTTTAATCCAGTCTTTACAGGCGACTAACACAGTTTCTGGCATCAGCGAATTCACAGCTGGTACAACAGACACTCTATACGTTGCAGTTGAAGGTCCAACAGTGGCTGACGCTACAATTGGCGCATTCACAGTTACAACAGCAATGACATTTGCAACTAGATAATTAGTCATTAGTTTTGTAGAAAGCCCTAGTTTATCTAGGGCTTTTTTTATGACCATAAGTACTAGCATGAGTGGTACTAACTTAGATTTTTATACCTTGTTCACTTTGGTGGATATCACCAATACCGGAATTACTAACAGTAATTTTGGCGGAGATCTAGCCAGAGATCAGCAACGGAATTGGGAAACGGTCTTGCAGACCATTGGACTACGAGCACAACCTGTTGACACAGAAGGTCCCGCGATATTTGATGTCAGCGACATTGGGCTTTTTGAATTTGGTGAAATGTTCCAGCAAAAACAAAAAGTCTGGACGATGTCATTTGGCGTTGAGCACAGAGATGTGTTTAAATCAGAAAATGATCCCACTGCCAGCCTCTGCGAAGATTTTAATCAAGTTCCCATCATCACTGGCCTCACTGAAACCGCACATTTTATGTTACCGATATTTTATACTTCGGGAGCTATTAAAAACATATATTTTAAAACTGGGCGTTTAGAGTTAAATATACGTTGATGCGATAGGCATACACAGGCACCTTTAGGCACATTTTGGCACATTCACAGCATCGCCCTAATGAAAGAGCGAGGAATAGAAGTCGATGTCTTCTACTGATATTGAAAAGAAAAGCCTTGAGGCGCACGTAGAACTCTGCGCGGAAAGGTATGCACAATTGGAACACAAACTTAATACACTTGATTCTCGTGTTGAAAAAATTGAACACGGTATCGATGAGATTAAATCTGCCATCAGCAACTCAAATCTCGGACAGAGCAAACAGCTGATAGCCATTGGCACTACAGTATTGGGTGTGACCATCACGGCCATCATTGGTCTTTTAGTACACTTGATCATGAAATAATCGATGAAAATAGTAGAATTACTTAATAATATACAGATGCCCGTGTCCAACGAAGAGTCAGATCTACTGGGCCTCTTTGAAGGAAATCCCGGAATCGATCGCGGGGATCTCACTGAACGCCAGATATATCTCGCTAATCAACTAGTCAACAAAGACGTGCTGTTTCGACAAAACAACAATGGCCGAATTACATACCACAAAAAAATCTCGTAGAAGACGTAAAAAAACTACTCCCGAACAAGTAGCGCAGATCGAAGTACTGACCGATGTGGCCGCTGCCATGGTCAAACATTGGGCACGTTCAGCGACAAAACAAATACTAGCAAAAGATCCTGTTCCCGTTATTGTGCCCGCGCCATGGGGTTACAGGGTAGGTCGATTTTCGATAAAATCTCAGAAAAATCAGACTTGGAAAGTCTATGATCAAAACCAAGAATGTCTTGAAATTTTCAACTGGCAACAGTCTGCTATGGCATACTGCGTCCTGGAGCATCGTAGAAAATACCACTTATCGAAAAATATCGTGGTACAGGACCATTTGGTAGGTAAACTAGAAATGGACATCGAGCATTATCAACGATCTTTGCGTTCGGCCACCGCAAAAAAAGATACTCAACGTAGAGATTTTATCTGGGCCCGGTATCTTTATACAAGAGCACAGTACGATCACGCAAAAAATAACTTAGAAAAAACCTTAAACTCTACTAAATACTTGAAAGTTTGGGACTAACTTAACTATGAAACTAACAGAAATTGGCGGCTCTGCCCGCACCAATAAACTTAACCGCGTCATGGAAAGCCGATTTGGTTTTGCCATCGACTACGCAAATCTAACCGCCGAAAAAGCTCAAAAACTAGTGCGTGCCATTGGTGAGAGTCTTGATTCAATCAAGCGCAGTCACGGTGTTCACACAGCAGAAAAGAATTCTCGATACATGGAAATGCTCATGGTCAAGGAAGGCTTGAATCGTTGGTTAGAGTCAGGACAAAAAAACAAAGTCGAGCAGATCGTTGTTGAAAGCGAAACAGCCAAGAGTGAAGCCATACTGGCCGCACGTGATATAGTTGATAGCATCCAAGACATGATGGAACGTGTAGGCAAAATGCAAAATGAGCAGATGCCTGCTTTACTTGATGCCATACGTGATCAAATCAGTTCCGAGCAGGCCGACGGTTTTAGATCCAGTGTAGGTCCTTTGTTAGACACTCTGGCGCAGACTCTACAGAGTTCTCGTGAACAAGCCGACGGAGCCGCACGTGCATTGGCTGGCGAGCAAGTGGCACAGCCAATGGATATTGGTGGGGAACCTGCTGGCGAATTGCCCCCAGCCGAATCACCAGAGATGGCCGCTGTCAGCGCCGACGAGTTTGCCGCCACTGATGCCGCATCTGGTGGTGACGAAGAATTAGGACGCGAGCGTAGATAATGCGCTTGTTTGAATTCACCAAATCTCATGACGATATCATTGAAGACGAAGCAGATTCTCGCGGCGATGCTAACCTTATCACTGCCTTAGAATATCTTCGTAATCGTAGCCATGATCGTCATCTGGTACCCAAAGTGCGTGTTGACAGTCTTATTGGTATGGTCAAAGGCACTGGCAAGGAAGAATTCAATCTTGACGGTCTTCTTGGCGCATTTAAAACCAATGAGACAGTAAAAAGCCTCATCAAAGATATCAAAGATGATGAGCACGGTGTCAAATATGTTTATCTCAAACAATTCGCCGACGACACCGCCGACGACAGTCCAACATTGGCATCAGGTAGTCGAGCAGCCAATCCCGAAAAGACCGTTGACGCCATGGCCCAACGTGCTCTAACTAAAAGATCCTAAGCAAAAGTCAACCAAATTGGTTGACTTAATCTTTAAATACTGTAAACTGTTATAACATTTTGAAGTAAACCAATGATCTAAGGAGAGAGACATGGAAATAATTTTAGGCATGGTAATGTGGTTTACAGGGACATTTGCCCCTGTCGGATTTCTTGAAGCAAATGGGCAATGTTTGTCTATACAACAGAATACAGCATTATACTCATTGATGGGCACAAAATATGGCGGCGACGGCCGCAATAATTTTTGTTTGCCTGATCTACGTCCAATGGATCCAAAAGCGTCCGGAGTCAAGTCACAGGATTGGAACAATGGTCCTCGCGCACTGATCTCGACCCAGGGCATATATCCTCAACGTCCATAGTATGGCATACAGCGATAAAGTAATTGATCACTACGAAAATCCCCGGAACGTGGGATCATTTGATAAATCAGACACAGACGTGGGCACGGGTATGGTGGGTGCGCCCGCCTGCGGCGATGTCATGAAACTACAAATAAGGGTAGAAGATGGCATCATCAAAGACGCCAAATTCAAAACTTATGGCTGTGGGTCGGCGATCGCTTCAAGCTCACTTGTCACCGAGTGGGTCAAGGGCAAAACGCTGGAGCAGGCTGGCGCAATTAAGAACTCTCAAATTGCAGAGGAACTCGCGCTTCCGCCGGTTAAAATCCATTGTAGTATCCTTGCGGAAGATGCTATTAAGGCTGCCATAGAAGACTATCGTAAAAAACATTAATGGTATTAAAGATACGCACATGGCCGGATTCAGTCCTGTTGGAGCCTTGTTCTCCTTGGGATTTTGATAATCCCCCAATATCGATTACAACAATAGAACAAAATCTCATTGATACCATGCTGGGAGAAAATGCTCTCGGCCTGGCAGCCAATCAGGTAGGTATACCTTACAGAGTGTTTGCTATACACATACAGCAGAACGGTCAGGTATTGGTAATGTTTAATCCCGAAATAGTTTCGACGAGCACAGAAACATGGATGGCTTCTGAAGGCTGCCTTAGTTTTCCTAACATTGAATTAGAAATATCTCGACCAAAGATTGTTGTTGGCGGCTGGTACGATGCTCAAGGCGATTATCATGAAAGAGAATTCCGAGAAATTGATGCTAAATGTTTTTTGCATGAACTGGATCATCTCAACGGACAGGTATTCAAAGATTTGGTCAGCAACCTAAAGTTCCAGCGTGCCAAAGCAAAAGCACAAAAAAGATGATAACATTAACGCCATTGGCCACAGAAAAAATACAAAAGTTCCTCAGTCAACGTGGCCGAGGAGCTGGGATACGCATTGGTGTAAAAACCACTGGATGTTCGGGCCTGGCTTATGTTTTAGAATATGTCGACGATGAAAAATTATTCGCCGATGCCTATTACGATGTTGGTGGTATAAGAATTTTTGTTTTGCCGGAACATCGTGTTTATCTCCACGGACTCACTGTGGACTACGTAAAAAAAGGACTCAATGAAGGATTCGAATTCATCAACCCCAATGAGCGAGATCGTTGCGGGTGCGGAGAAAGTTTCCGTGTATAATCAACGATTTAACTACCAGCCTTTAGATCGTGTCACGCTGGATGGCAAAAGACACTACGCTACGCCCGATGGTAAAAAATTACCATCAGTGACCACTATCTTGGATCGTACCAAGCCTGAAGAGAAGAAACAGGCACTCAATGAGTGGAAAAGACGGATGGGACATGAACGTGCTCAGCAGATCACCACCGAAGCGGCCAATCGTGGCACGCGAATGCACAGTTATCTAGAATATTATATCAAAGAAGGTCGGGTCAAAGAATGTGGCACCAACCCTTTTGCTTGGGCCAGCCATGCCATGGCTCAAGTTGTCATTGACGAGGGATTACACAAAATTAATGAATTTTGGGGTGTTGAGGTACCTTTGTATTTTCCTGGGATATATGCTGGGACCACAGACTGTGTGGGCGTACACGAAGGTACTGCCAGCATCATGGACTTTAAGCAGACAAACAAGCCCAAAAAAGAAGAATGGATCGATGATTATAAATTACAGTTGGCTGCCTATGCTGAAGCACACAATGAGGTACACGGAACTGACATACGCAAAGGGGTGGTTCTAATGTGTGTAAAACCCGATGTTTCCAGTGATGGACAGGTGATGTCTACCCCAAAATACCAGGAATTTGTCGTCGAAGGCGACGAATTTGAGCACTGGCGCCAGGAATGGTGGAAACGTGTAGAACTTTATTATCTTACCGCTTGATGTATCGGGAAGTCTAGCATAAATATCAAAAACAGGATTTCCAGCATATGGCCATCATTCAAATTTCGCGCATACAACACAGGCGCGGTCTAGATCAGGATCTGCCCAACCTAGCATCAGCGGAGCTAGGTTGGAGCATTGACAAGCAAAAACTCTACATTGGTAACGGTACATTGGCCGAAGGTGCGCCTATTGAAGGCGTCACGGAAATACTCACAGAAATTTCTCCCTTATTTGAGCAGGCCAAGTACCAATTCAAAGGAGAGCCCGCAGGATTTATCGCCAATACTTCGGGAACCACCGCTCCCATTGAGCGTCCTCTGCAGGAAAAACTTGACGATTTCGTCAATGTCAGAGATTTTGGTGCCAAGGGCGATGGCCAGACTGACGATACGGCCGCCATTAATCGTGCGCTAAACAATGCCTTTGCATATTCGACCACCATTGGTGGTATTGACATGCACCGTACAGTTTACTTTCCAGCAGGTGTTTACTTAATCAAAGACATCATTGAAACACCACCGTTTATAAAAATACAAGGTGATGGCAAACTCAATACCTTGCTGAGAGGTCGTTTTAAAACCGACGGTGCCGACATCGAAACTATTGTAAAATTAGTAGACAACAATGGCAACTCCGGAGAAGACCTTGGCATACAACCCGGTACCATTGTTCCCCAGGCCACAAATTATATTTTCAGTGACATTGGTTTTGATAACCAAACAACATCATCTACACCTTGTGTGATCATCGATGGCGGATCGATGATCCATTTTGAGCGTGTGAGTTTTCTTGGAAGACAAGCCGTAGTAGGTGCCACTGGAAAATCTCTAGTAAATATCACTAATATTAGCGAACACATTGGAGCGGAGAATATCACTTTTTCAAGATGTGATTTCCAATCTCATGGGTATGGTGTTGAAATTGGTGCCGATGTTGTTGGCGTATCCTTGACGGACTGCTCTTTCAAAGATCTCTATCAGGATCTTTACGCCGACAGTTCTGCTGACACTTTTTCAGTGAGAACATCAATCTATGACAATGTCACCAATAATGTCACTGACCAAACCTACGTTGACCGTCGCGGATCGTCACATATCGAAAACGGAAAACGTACCACTCTTGCTGGTGCTACTACATCTAATATCACCGAAATGCTTTCAACCGCATCATACAAGCACCTGGTGATGTCCTATACAATCAAGAGAGGCACAGAATTCCGCACCGGAACTTTACGTGCTTCAGGAAATGACGCCAATTATTATTTCCAAGATGACTATGTTGAATCATCGGATATCGATATTACGTTGACAGTTAATAGTTCCACAGGAGTAGTTGGTTATGTGTCTACTGGTGCATCCAGTGCTGAGTTAACATATTC